CCATAATCAGCAGGTAGCGAGCCATTACCTTCTGCACTTGGTTGAGCTGTGTCCCCTTCTCAGCCAGGCCGGACGTGTATGCTTTCTGCTGAACCTGCGCGTCATGAATGAGAATGCCGAGGCGCTTGAGCGGCTCAATCTCTCCGCTGAGACCCGCCTGTAACTTCTGGAATGCGTCAGCAATAGGCAGATTGTAAAACGACGCCATGTCGTGCGAGAGTTGCGTTAGCCCGCGCGACATCTCGTAGGCCATATCGGCTGACACGCCCATGCTGGTGAGCATAACGTTGAACGTGCCCGCCATCTTGCGAATCTCGAAGGCGTTCAACCCTAGCGATTGCTGTAACTGGTCGGACCAAGCGCGGGTCGCGCCCGCCATCTTGCCCATCGACACCGTAAAGAGATTCTCCGACTCGACTACATCCATCGCCATCTTGGTGGCGGCTACACCCACGGCCCCCAACGGCAACGTCACACGCATCGTCAGGCTTCGGCCAACGCGGGCCATCTTCTCACCGAACTGCTTGAGCTGTGCCTCAGCTTGGCGCAGACCGCGCTGGTATGGTTTCAGGTCGGCCGAGACAGTAACATAAGCCTTACCGACTTCACCTGTAGCGAATGCCATTATTTGCCCCGGCGCATGTGGCGCATGTCTTGGCGCAGACCTTCCACGCGACCCTCAAACTTCTGCTGTACGGCTTGCTCTTCGATGCGACTCAAGAGCAGTGCCACCTGTGCGAAGGTGAGCGAGCCAACCTGTTGCAGCGGCCAATGGAAGTGGATTGCTACGTCGGCTACGAGATCGGCCCAGGAGTAGCTTGGCTGTCCCCGAAGTGCCTCAAGCTGCTTGCCCCCGCGTGGCTTGCGTGGCTTGCGTCGCCTACCTCGCTTGGCCTCTCGCTCGCGTCGTCTGGCTGCGGAGGGTTTGCCGGCTTCGGCTCCTCCACCGCTTCAGGCTGCGCGTCGAACCCACTGAGGCGCATAAGCTCGGCATGTGCCGCCATCAACCCACTAAGCGTGCCGCCGAACATCGGCCACACGTCCTCGATAGACAGGCCCGGCATGCTCTTGCCTAAGCTGATCCATACCAGCCGCCGCATACCGCGAATACTGCCCAGCGATTCGCCCAGCCGCCCGACGACGGATTCGCCCTTAGGCGTGTGCTCCTGCACCCACGCCTCGAACTCAGCCCAATCGTCGAAAGTCAGTGGGTGCAACATCACCTCGCCACCGTCCGCAGTTGCGAATGGCACAGCCTTAGCCAGCGCCGTCCGCAAAGTCGGTCGCTCACTCACAAGTCACCTTAGCTACTCGCGCTCACGCTCGGGCAGCCCTGGAACACAACGTCGAAGCTCACGACGGCATGGCCGGTACGCTCCTGCTCGACTTCGGATCGCGTTACCAGCACCGTCCCGCTGATAGTGTAGCCCGTGCCCACGGTCAGCGTCAGCGCCCCGGTGTCGCCGAACTCCGGCTGTTCCGCGCCTGCGTCGAGGTGCGCTTCGATTGTTGCGCCCGCGTTACGGATGCCCGCGAGATACTGCCGGCAGCAGTCGGCATCCTCGAAATTGGAAATGTCGATGACCTCGCCCTCATCGACGAAACGGAACCTGTAGCACATGGCGTCATAGAGACCGCCAAAGTCTACAGCAGCATCACAGCCGGTCATCGGCGTGCCCATATACGTCTTCCCCCTACACCTATGGTGTTACAATTTCTACGCGGTAGTCCTGCGCGTAGTGCCAACCCCCGTCCGGGTCGTCCACAAGATTACCGACCGTCGGTAGCATGTGGATAAAGAACCATTCAGGAACCGTGAGCGTCGCGTCATCAAACACGACACGAATCTTGCGGTTCATTTCCAGCGCTTCGATAGACGAGTCGGCCGTGGACCATGCCGATATCTGGACAACGCACGACTCCCACCAGTTGCAGTCAAAGTCGCTATCCGTCGAGTCGGTAATGAGCCGGAACGTGATATACGGCGGCTCCGTCTCCTGCGGCGCGAGGGCATAGTGCAACTTGTATTCGGCCGCGAGCGTGCTGGCGTTGAACCGATCGTATATGCCTTTGAGCAACCGTCTCATGGCGTCGTTAGTATCCTTCCGATATCGGCCCGCTTAGCCTCCAGTCCGGGGCGAAGAAACGGGTGCGCCGCCATCTTGCGTGTGCCGAGTTCCAGCCACAGCGCAATGTCGGCTATGGTCACGCCGCCGCCTGCATGCGATTTATCCGCCGCCGGCCCCACGCGCCGCACGAATTGATCCGGCTGATCGTGGGTCATCGATGACCGCAGCAAGCCCGTTTGCACAAGCGGTATCTGGCCCGGTCGCCCCCTCGCCGACATGCGTCGCTGTCCTTTCGTCGCGTTCTGAATACCGCTGTCCGGGAAGCTCTTGACGATGTGATTGCGCAGGTGGATCGCCGCTTTATCCAGGCGCGCCGCCTGATGCCCTTCCAGCTGGCGGGTGAACCTCTCAGGATGCCAGTCTACACGCTTCACGGTCGCCTCGGCTCGTGCTCGACCAAATCGAATACCCAATGATGTGACTGCTCATTCCAGTCACGAACGTTGACGATCTGGAAGCGACGGCTGCCCCTGATAATCACGTCACGCGGGCGGATATCGCGCAGCTCCTCGTGCGGCCCGTCGATGCCGGGGTAGGGCGCCACATCGTCGGCCCTTCGCTCGGCTACCATATTCGGCGGCACGCAGTACATGCGGTGCGTGGTCGTCTCAGCGGTCGTACCCATCGCCTGCCGCTCGTAGCCGGTTAACGGTCGGATGCGGCATCGTAGCCCGCGAATGAGCACCTCCTCAGTGTAGTCATTGCCGCCGATCTGATCGGCTACGGGCGTGCGGCGCAGCACGTCCGCGCTATCATTCAGCAGATCACGGATTGCCACTCATCGCCCCTTCGATGTGCTTACGAATCCAGCGTATATCCGCCTGCATTCCGGGTAAATCCCTAATGGCCGATTCGAGGCGCTCGATACGGCGGCAGTTGTTGTCCTGCTGCGTCTTGATTGCAGCGTAGGCAGCGCCGATGCCCACAAGCACAGCGGCAATACTGATAAACCTAACCAGCCATTGCGCCGTGCCGTTCCACTCCCCCCGCTGCGATGGCATTTAGTACCCCATGCGTATGTACGGCGAAAGTTCTCTGGTCAGACGCGCAAGCGCGTCGGTGTTAGGACCGAATACAGCGGCCGTCCACGAGTAATCACCCAGCCGCTCCGATTGCAGTCCACCATCCCTAGTCGATCTGCGCCAGACATCACCGATCGCCTGCTTGGCAATCAGCGACAGTGCGCTCGGGATGGTGTCGTAACCCGCCAACCAGGTTACAAAGATGTTATTGACCCCGCTGGGCCAGCCGTTCGGACGGTAGATCATACCTGCGTTAGCGCGGTAGATCTGCGCGTCATCACACACATTGTAAGGCACGTACAGATAGGCCGAGCCACCGTAGGCGTTCTGCCCCCCGCTTGGTGCCATATCGGCCGTGGGGTACTGCGTGTACCCGCTCTGCACCGTCATCGACCAGCCCGCGACCAGTTAAACCGCCGCCTCCAGCAGCGCCAGCGTGGCGTAATCGGCGTGGGCCAACTGCGTAACGGTGACGGCGCCCGCCGTAATGCTGCGTAGCGTGGTGTTCGTGTCGTCCACTTGGACACTGGCATGCGTGGTGTTGGCCATATCGAAGGATACTGTTGCAGCATCCTTGCGACCGATAGCCGCCATGTCCAAGCGGATAATCGGGTACTCCGGAAGTAGTTGATATTGGATTCCTGCGCCGTTCAGCCACCTGCGGTACGTCGTCTCGTCAAACTTCCGGTCGCACAGTAACTCAATGAGCGCCGAGACCTCGGTAACGAGCGTGGTCAGCACATCGTCATAAGCCGCCTCGGTGATGTTCAGGTATTCCTTGACTGCCGCCAGCGTCGTCAACGCCATCAGACTTTCCCCTCACGGAAAGCACCGTTGCCCAGTCGTCGCCTTGCGCCGCCCACGAAAAGCCAGATGAGCTTGCCGGCCGGATACGTCAGCAGCAGCAACACCACGCCGACTGCCTGGATCATGCCGATGAGCCCGCCGGTATTGATCTTTACGTCCCGGCCGCCGGTCATCGCATTCTCGATAGCCGCTTCCTCCAGCACCATCTTGATGTCGGATCGCTGCTGCTCAGTCAGACCTATGGCCTGAGCGGCGGCCATATCCGCCTCTTGCTGCGACCCGGCGCCCGCCAACTGTTTCGGTACGGCAATGCAGCCGCAAGCAAGCCAGACATTCAGGGCGATAAGTGCCGCCCCGATGAGGACGTACGCGGCCGTTTCGCTGATCCATCGGAACCATCGTCGAGCGTTTCTTCGATTAGCCATGCGTTGTTCCGTATCAGATCCGCCATCGCCACAGCCAGCCGGTTGAGCGGTGCCTCGCCGTGGTCTTTCAGTTTTCGCGGTACGATGCCCCAGTGAATCCAGAACTCGATAAGCTCGTGGAACATGACCTGGATTCGCTCTTGCGGCGCCAGTCGCGAGAGCAGTGTAATCTTCTGCTCGCCGTAACTGGCGGTGCCCCAGGCGCTATCGGTGTCGAGCAGCGTATTACTGGTTTCCA